GTAAATGGGGATGACCTGGTGATAGCTTGTGCTCCGAGCTTCGAGTGGATTTTGGACGGGCTACAACAACATTTCTCAGATCTTGGTATGAAGTACGACTTCTCCAGCCGCTGCAAAGACAGATCGGAACTTCAGTTTATGTCGCACACAGGGCTTTTGCGAGATGGCGTATACCTGCCTAAGCTTGAAAAAGAACGAATTGTGGCAATCCTCGAGTGGGACAGGAGCACTGAACCTGGACATCGACTTGACGCCATAGTCGCATCAATGATTGAGGCGTGGGGTTATGATGATTTGCTACACGAGATTCGAAGGTTTTATTACTGGCTACTGCAACGGGAACCTTTCGCATCTCTTGCGGCAATTGGAAGAGCTCCATACTTGGCAGAGACTGCACTCAGAAATTTGTATCTAGATGAATGTGCCACAGATGCCGAAATTGAAGCATATGCTGTTGAGGAGTTAATCGAAACTACACGGAAAAATCAACGGGTGTACTTTCAGAGTGCGGATAAGTCCCGGGATGCAGGAACAGGGCAAGCATCAACAACTGGAAAAGAACTATCACGTGATGTTGATGCTGGTTCAACTGGTTTATTCACTCTGACACCACACAAGAAGATGAGTGGAAAAATCAGAATGCCCAAAGTAAGAGGAAAGGCAATCATAAACGCTGAACACCTGCTGCAATACGAACYAAGGCAAGAAGACATCTCAAACACTAGAGCTACTCAAGAGCAGTTCGAAACATGGTATGACGCTCTAAAAATTGAATTTGAAAGAGATGATCGTGAGATGGCCTTGATTCTAGATGGTTTGATGGTGTGGTGCATAGAAAACGGGACTTCTCCAAACATAAACACCGATTGGACCATGATGGAAGGGGACGTGCAGCTATCATTCCCAATAGCCCCTTTTATCGAAAATGCGAAACCAACATTTCGCCAAATYATGCACCACTTTAGTGACTCAGCCGAGACGTACATCGCAATGCGAAACAAGAAAGAAAAATACATGCCCAGGTACGGCCGGATGAGGAACTTGCGTAACTTTGGACTTGCGCGATATGCTTTTGATTTCTACGAAATTACATCGCGCACGCCTAACATTGCTCGGGAGGCATGCCACCAAATGAAATTGGCAGCATTGTCAGGGTCGAGGACCAAGCTTCTTGGTATCGACGGCAAATTTACAGCAGCTGAGGATAGCACCGAGCACCACACGAATCAGGACGCTACTGTTGGTGTCCACAACCTTGGTGGGGCTCGTATGAATTTGATCTGAATAATCTATGTAAGTGTAACTTGTAGTTTATTTAATATTGCAATCTACAAGTTTACTTTATGGTTTATTTAATATTGCATTTTCATTTCGTGTGTCGAACGAAGCTACGGGGTCTAGCGAGTGTGGTTTTACCATGGATTCTAGATCTATTTTTTCTTCTCTTATGACAGATGAGGTATGTAATACCACGCTGTTATACTTGCTAAGGAAAAAAAAAAAAAAAAAAAAAA